ACGAGAGATACTACCTCGTTGACGGATGAAGGGTTTTCTGGACTGGTGCGGACATACGTAGGTGTTATCTCAACACCTTTGTATGCATCTGAACCGCATGACTCACGGAATGATGAGAGTGTGAAGGACTTTCCTTCATTAACTTTCAAACCGTGCATCTCCAGCCACTTTACGAGCGTGTGATAAACATCGTTGGGAACAATAAGGTCGTCCCCAAAGACGCGTATCTGACCAAGTGCGCGTGCTACGTTCTTACGAGAAGCGTTGAAGCCTCTCTTCTCAAGTATCGCACACACGCTAAGGAGCGTGAATATGATACTTTGGATCGGGAACGTAGTCGCATTACCCATCCCGGCATACTTCCGAAGTCTCTGCGACCTAGTCGCACTTGTGACCCAAGAAGAACGAGCACGTTGCAGATGTGCCAGCAAATAGCGATCGTGGTCAAAAACCGCCTCAACGAGACGGAGGGCCAAACGATCAGAAGCTGCTGACAAATCGAGCGTGGCGAACTCACGGGATTTCGACGAGGCAATGGCCATATCCTTACTTGGCTGTTGGTTGTCGAGGGTAATAGCCTGAGATAACATCGGCGATGTACTAATACGCCCACGAATATACTCGTTAAGAGCCTGCTGCTGAAACATTAAGCAGCACGGCTCAACGGTAATCGTGCGTCTCGAAGTACTATTTTTCGGGACGGATATCAGACGGGCGACACTTGGACCATTGAGGAAATCAACGTTCGAACCTGGCTTGGGTGCCATGCCGGCAGCCATCTCATGTTGAGCAAGCTCAACTAGAGACCAGTTGAAGTCAGCGCACACATCGTCGCGAAGATTCGCGACTAGGTGTACGAACTTCTCGTTTGGACGAAGACCCTCAAAGACCGCACCGGGTCCATTACGCGGGACCAACGATCGGACATCACGTTCGGTCATCGGTTTCCACGCAACACGTGCAACAGCTATGAGAAGTGGGTGAACGGCATCAAGATTGATGTCATCCTCAACTTCAAAAAACTTCCTTCGAGCAAGGCGGTCAAGCCTTTCGTCTTGGGACGTTTTTAGCTGTACTTTCTTGAAGAGGTAACAAATCTGTCTAAGCTCACATAGAGCTTCGACAGACGCCTCAGCGAGCACTTCACCAGTGCCCGCATCGAATACAAGTTCGAGCAAACCATGCAGAAATGCAGGGAGCGCTCCCTTACGCGACTTTTTGCTAAAAGACGCACAAGGTTGAAACTTGTTCATCTCCAGGGATCTGAAGATCAGATCACCGTAAAGAGGTAAGGTAACAGTTAGGAAACTGTTGCCTTCATACTCGACGCGGTGCTCCACAGTCAGAAGATCTCTGCGAAGCGAGGCTGCACACTCAGGTAGTTGACAACAGATGTCATCAACTAGATCGGAGAGAAGCTTCAAGCTTTTCATCTGCCCCTCCATGGGTAGCAGAGTCAGGCCAAGCAATCGATCCGCAGTGACATCACGACTGGAATTGCAGGATCTTAACAGCAGTAACGTCTGAGTCAGCGAGGGTATCCTGGAGAGCCTTCATCAGGTTCACCATGGACGCCTCCGAAAAACCGAAAGACGGTACTGTGATCGACATAGACACAGTGGCAACTTGCCGCTGAGTCAATCCCGAATAGGGATTCACCGCATCAAGTGACGAAGTCAACTTAATGTAGTGACGATCTCCATTGGCACCACGCTTCTGATGAGTAATCGTTAGCGTTAAGCCAGTGGCTGTGTCGCGCCTTTCCGAGCCGTAGCCGTCCATCTTAGTGATGGCGAAGCTATAAGCGGGATTAGGAGCGGAAGCTGCAACGGGGATGGGATCGACTAGCATGGACGTTCTCTCTGGGAATCATAGATGTCGCGACGCAATCAATGCGCCGATGATTGAGGATTGCCAGGCTGACAACCCTGTAAGCGATGCCACAACAGATGCGTTTGGTATCTTAGACGCATCCCGTCGAACAGTCGTGTGAAGGTGTCCCTCATGCGTTGCACCGATGTAAAGGTACTTCGTGGTGAGAGATACATCCTGGTTGACGTTCACGGAACTAGTCGACGTAGCACGATATACTGCATTAGTTTGGAGGGCGAGATCTGTTTTACAGGTCACACATCCCCAATTAATGGTAGACTCGTCACTGTTAAACTGGGTTATAACATCTATGTAGTACCCCAGGTCAGTGAACCAATCTACACACCATGTCCACGGCCATAGATGGTACAGGTCGCGAACAGACGGATTGAGGCCGAGTATGTTTACCCAGCGCCAAAATTCCGCCAACGGTCCCTTTACATCCGGAAATCTTACGTAACAGTTAACCGTCGCTTTCATTTGGACGGTTCGACTGTTCTTAGGACCAACGGACATAAGAGTGTGTCGTTGTGGTGTCAGCATCGTGAAAGTGGATGAACCACCACCTTCCGTCCATTGGGCGGTTGAGTGGAACGTTGCATCCGTAAGGCGCACATCTTGAAGTCTCGCTAACTTGCGAGGTATTTCTTTGAGCGCCTTAAGTAGCTTTTCTATCGAACCAATCGTCGGCAAAATCCCAAATTGGAGATTGACATACTGGTTTGCAATGTCTCGCAAACTCATATGCCAGTACCGAGATGGGATCAGCTCAAGAGAGGTCTTTATCGTCTGTGGTAAATCTCTGAGCTCACCGAGCTCTCGGAAACCATCAAACGATCGTGCGGTCGGAAGACAATCTGCGAGCATGCGAAAACCGCGACTGCGAATGTAGCCGTCGCAGAGTAGCTTCTCGCTAGTACGTATTGTCATCAGATTCGCAGTGGATAGAGAGCCAACACTCGGCCATACTTCGACCTGCGTGGTTTTAACAAGTGTTTCCACGGTAGGTCGAACTTTATAGTCGATGTGAACGTCGATAGT